GCTTTGACGCGAGCTGGTCAAGGCGCTTCGCCATTGCAGCCGTAGGCGTTGGTCAACGTAGAAATACCCGCCTCGGTCCTTTTGGAGCAACAACGAGATGTCCATCAGCGCGGCCATGAGCGAAATTAGTTTGGCCGAATACGTGATCGTGATGTCGCCGATAGCGGGTTCGATGGCCCCGACAGTCAGCGCCGGTTTCCGTGTCTGCAACGCCAGCAGATCGTCAAGCACGCCTTGTGCGAGCGTCAGGTCGTGCAACGGTTTCGCGATTGGAGTCGTACCCGTGTAACCTGTCGAGTAGGATTCAACGATCTCCTTCGCGCACTTCACGAGAAGCGACTGGCAGGTAAATTCGATGTAGGCCGCGTCACCGTCGCGAATTTTGCGTTTCTTGACGATGATGAACTGGTCCATGAAATAGCCCCACACGTCGCGAACATAGATGAAGTTCGGCGGTGCAAGATCGGCGATGTTCGGGTTGTCGGGCAGGACGCGGAACGTCAAATCACCGGCCTGATTGACGGTGAGTTTGACGGACCCGTCGGCCCACTGCGTCAACGTCGCAATGAACGTTCCTGGGACGGGTGAGGAATCACCGTCGCGAATCTCTATCGTGTAGGGCGTTGTCCGGTTGTACGTCACGCATGTCGGCGTCGTTGGTCCATGCGCCCCGATCATTCCCGCGTAGGCAGAACTCAGTGACACGGGCAGCCAGCCGCCTGGGCCGTTCTCCGTGGAACTCCCCACGGGCTTGCCAGCCTTCGGGCCGCCACCGCCGATGGTAGCGCCGCCCAACTGGCCAGGAGTCGAACTGGACGAATTCTGGATGGGTCCTTGAGCCTTGTTGTCGAGCCCATCCCCCTGATACGTCCCGCCGATGTCCCTGTCCCAGTAGTTCTGGTCTAGAACTTCCTGGACGATATCCGGCCCTTGCGGCCACCAACGCGTGGTCCCCCATCGTACCGAGCCCCAGCACGTGTTCATTACAAGAACCGCCGTGCGTCGGTGATATAGCCGTTCGTCGAATCGTCGGTGTCTTTGATGCTCGTCATCCCGACGCGGCAATAGATTTCGGCCAACTTATAGTACCCGGTTGTCACAGATGGGGCGGACGGACTTCCGGCCTCGATGCCCGTAACAACCAAGATTCCCGATATGCCCGTCTTCGGGTTAACGCCGATCTCCACAACGTCAATCCGAGGATTGGCCGTAGGCGCGACAATCACAGTCGTGTCGTAATACGCAGACAGGGATACCGGCATTCCTGACGCGATTCCGCTGCCTGCGTTGACCCGTACGGTCATACCAGGGGTCCCCTGGGCTACCACCTTGAGTTGCGTTCGCGTGCCGTCTATGGCCATCACACCTTCACCATCGCCGTACGCCGCTGCGAACAACCGCTCGAACGCAGCCAGACGATGCTGAGTTTCGGTCAGGTTGATCGTGTAGATGTGGTTCTGAATGGAATCGTTCTCTAGATGGGCCCCGGCAATAGTGCCCATTTCACCACGCGTGGCCGTCAGTGTATCGAGACCCGCTGATGGCGTGTCCACCTGTACCGCGGTAACCCGGATGCCCTCCGTGTCGATAGCTGCGAGGAACGGCACAGCAGGGGCCGCCGTTGCGCCCGATGCTTTCAGCACAATGGAGGTATCGCTGCTGGTGATAGCGGCATTCAACTGCGCAAACCAGTTGTGCGTCACTCCGTGAAACGGTAACTGTGCCATCCGTGGTGACCTCTCTGCTATTGTTCAGGCGGCGGTGCTACCACCGTGTACGCCGGATTCGGCGCTACAAACGCGAGCGGGAACTCTGCTCCGTTCAATGCAAGTTCTCCGTCAATCTCATCAATGAGCCGGGCCTGCCACGACTTCGTGGGCCAGTGATCGAAAATCAGCGTGGCTTCACCGGCCTTTGCTGCTGTCGACAGGTCCGAAATCACCTGCCATAGACACGCTTCTCGGTCAGTCTCGTCATCGGTGTCTATTACGCAGCCGAACCGAAAATACAACTCGCCGACGCTCGAGCCTTGTGACACAGCTCCGTCTTCCGCACTGAGAGCCATGAGATTTACGCGAGGTTTACCGAGTAGTGGGAATACCTGGGTCGTCAGGAAGCACTTGTGTGCGCTGTCGCCATAGTCGATCCCGTCAAGGCTAAAACTACCGGCCATATCACGCCCATCCCATCGCGTTCAAACGTAACTGGACACGGCCAGCCAACTCGCGACTCAGCGCGTCGGCATCGTCGGCGTTTCGCATGTTGATGGTGTTCGCGTTGATACTGATCGAGACACTGCCTAAAGCGCCGCCTAATTGGTTGTTTGGCACAATGCCGCCGTCCGTGTTTGGTACGAAAAGTTCGCGGCCCCTTTCACCGACGAGGTAGGGATTACCCGCCTTAACCGGACCGCCCATCGCGCGTGCATCGGCGATTTTGAGAAGCCCCTTCATCCATACGTTGTTATCCCAGACGAACGGGTAGAATGAACCTGGCACTTTGTTGCTGATGAGTGCGTTCAAAATGCCAGCGCTCCAGAATCGTTCGTTCTCTTGGCGCTGGCCGAGGGGGCCGCGTGGCATGGCAGACAGCAATTCGCCAACACCCCCGTGATTCAGAATCCAGCCGGACTCACTAGGCTTCCATCGCTGAGTACCACCAGCCCCCACCACGTACGGATTGTCTCCATCTGCCGGGAACATGACCTCTGCTCCGCGCTCTCCTACTCGATACGATTTACCCTTGACTACATGGCCGCCCTTTGAACGCGGCGCTTCCGTCTCACCGTTCCACAAATCTTGCAGTGCAGAAATGCCCTTACCGATGCCCGCGATCTGCATGAACTGCGAGCCGCGTTGCACCGCTTCTCCTAGCAACCATGCTAGATCAGACAAATAAGGCCATACATCTTCAACCGCGCCAATGACGAGTTTTGAGAATTCGGCAATAGGAATGGCCACCGTCGTGTAGAAGCTTTGCGCTTCTGCAACAATTTCATCCCAGTTTTCACGAAGCCACGGGATAGCTATATCTTGAAGCCAAGTATTCAACTCTACGAAAATGTCTCGGGCCGCAGAAAGGAATAGATTCAGCTTTTCTTGCCACGTCTTGCCAGTCATATCCGTATCGGAAATGAGGTCTGAAAATGCAGAGCCAACACCGGAGACGAATCCAACGATAATAGCAGATGCCCCAATGAATACGACCTCCACTATGCCGCCTATCGTCTTGATCGCGTTCCAGACAATCTCTGCACCAGTAACCATTGCCTGCTTAAGAGTCTCCCAGTTCTCCTGGACCCAACCAAAGGCATCTGACATCATTTCCGCGACACCACTCGTTTCTATGGCGCTTGTGATGAATTCCTTGTTGGCAGATATCCATTCGCGAATCCCAGCAGCTACAGGCTTAATTGCATCCATGACGCTTTTAAGTATTGGCAATAGAGCTTCACCGAGTTCGATCTTGATGACTTGTACCTCTGACTTGAGTTGTCGCCAAGCAAGGGCGGGATCGGACGCGGCAAGAAGATCGAATGCCTCTTGTGCCGCCCCTGTTGAGTTCTTCATCTCCCCGAGAATGCTACTAAACGAGCTTGCCTGGCTTCCCGTCAGGGCCAGCACGGCCGCCATGGCTTCTGTCGATCCAAGATAATCCAGCAGCGCCTGGTCGTTTCCTGCTGTTTCATCTCTGAGCAGCTTCAGTGCACCCTCGAACCCCATCGTGGACAGGGCAGCCGTATCGCCTTGCCGCTGGAAAGCCGTTACAACCGCCTTCAATCCGGTAACGGCCTCTGTTGTTTTGATTCCTCCGAGCGTCAGTGCGGAAATTGATGCAAACATTTCTCCGCTTGTTAGTCCGGCCGCTACAAAGGCGGGAGATAGATTGCCAACCGTAGCACTCAGTTCTTCAAAGGTGGTAACGCCGAGTTTGGCGGCGACAAACGCTTCGTCGTATATTTGCGAAACGTCTTTGATCTCTTTTCCAAAGGCGTTGCTTACGCTCGTTCCCAACTCAATAGCCGTCGTCAGATCGCTCACACCGGCCGTTGCTGCGATTGCCGCATCAGCTAGTAGGCGCGGAACCTCCGCTTCTGTAGCACCAGACGAAATAGCCTGATAAGCCGCGTCAGCGCCATTAACAAGATCAAGTCCAAACTTCGCGGATACATCTTTGACCGCATCACTTATAGCTCCAAGATCTTTGACTGCAAGGGAATTGACGCGGGCCATTGCTGTACCGAAATCCATTGCAGCCGTTATTGAGTCTCGGATCGGTTCAACAAATATCCGCTCTAGGCCGCCAAACACAGCAGACGCTATTCGCCCAACATTGACAAGGGTCTGCGTAAACGCAGCGATACCGAGCGTGCCGCCCTTCAACGTTTTTGCGAGTTGCGCGCCGTCTGCTGTGATGCGCCAAAGTATGTCGCCGCCCTGAATCGCCATCAGTCCACCTTGATCGGATTCCGCTCGTGCCTAACCATTCGTCCTCCGCTCCGCGAGTGCGTCGGCTGCGATTGTCGTTTGAGCCGGTCGCGCAACGCCTCACCAAACGCCTGTATCTGTCTCGGGGTCCAATGGGTATCGATATAGTCCCACGGGACCCCCCACTCAGACATCATGAGTTCGAGGGTTGCAACTTCTCTCCGTTGGAGTTCTGCTGGGCTAGGATGTCTGCCGCAAGTTCGTCGAGGCCCTCGTTCATGCGCTTCAAAGGGCCTGCGATGAGTTGCTCTACCTCCCGCTTGGCCTTCATTATCTCGGCTGTCGTTGCACTGTCCAGCGCGGCCCTGTCTTTGGCCATTTCCTTGTGATGCGCGTAGAAGAAATCGAGTACTTTGTTACACGCCTCATACAGCATGACGGGGTCCTGCTGGACCATCCGGCTAATGATGCCGAGTTCCGATACCCACGCCCGTACGTCGCGCGCACAGGGCTGTTTCCATCGGTACACGCGTCCGCACAGCGTCACGTCGACGAACTCAGGATCGAGTATGCTCTGAGGATCAGACATAGAAGTGCTCGTCACCAGCGGCCGGATATGCCGCCGTTTTGAAGCATTTGCAGACCAGGTCGCTTTCGATGACGGCGTCTATGCCGCCGCCTTTCGGCTTGACATGCACACGGACTTTCGGGAAGTATTTGAACCCGACACCGTCATATTCGATGACCACTGTGCGGTACACTTTCGTTGTGTTCGGCGTGGCCACCGGAGATGCGATGGTCATCATGGAGTCGAGCGCGAGTACGGCCAGGTTGTTGCCGTACACTGGGATGGTCATCCCGGCATATCCATTCCCCCGAACTGTCTCGTGTTCGTTTGCCTGAGACAACGGGGCCTTGTGCTGTGTCGCTTCGGCCAAGCGTTCGATGTCGATATCACCTTCGCCGAGACTCAGGTCGTATCCGTCATCGACACTGCGGATCGTGGTCCAGCCCGCAGCGCTCATGGTCGCTTCAACGAGATTCGCTCCAGCCACTGCCTCACTGGGAGCAGCCGTCGCAGCGGTCGGATGGACGTACACCGCATGGATCGGTGCGCTTTCAAAGGCCATTGTTTGATCTCCTATGCCGCAAGCAGAAAAGCCCGCAGCGTTTCGATTACGTCTACATGCGTGCTGGTACTCGTGACCAATACGCGAAACTTGCTGATGTGGGATGGGAACCCGGTATCGGGTTCAGGTCCGCCTTGATACGACGTGACTTCAGCCGCTCGTACAATGCGGCCACCGTTCGAAACGTCTTCGCCGGATGCCCCATGCAGCCTATGACGCAGTGCGAGATACACGTCACGAGCGTCTGCGTAGTCGGCGGTCCCCCCTAAGCACTTGATGACAATGACGGCCGTCACCATGCGGGCTGTGGGATGTCTCTGCTCACTCTCCACATGCATCACGAGCGCCGCGGCCGTGTTCTGAAAATCATGTGGAGCGACGGGCGTGGCGATATTGGTTCCGACCATTGCATTCAATGTGTCTATAGCCATGGTGTCCTCGAGATGAATTCGGCTTGAGCTATTGCGTGCGATGGTGCAAAATAGGGGCGATCTACCATTTTGCTTGTGCCGAATTCCAAATACGCTCCATAGTTTGACGTGGTGAAAATCTCGAAAGCGATACTGTCACCAGATGTTTTCTCGGTGTACTGTATCGAGTTGCGATTTTTCCCGCCGTGCAAACCTATCAGCTTTCGTGGCTTTGGCGGCAATCGCGGATCGAATACACCAGCAATAGGCGAGCCCTCTGGCGGCGGCCGTCTCGCAAGTTCTTTCATAGTGTTAATGTACTGGCGGAATTCAGTCTTGGCGCGGTCCATGATGCGCAATTTTGCCTCGGGCATTCTGTTGTTGATAATCACGTCGCTCTTTGACATAGGTCACGCCTCGATTCGCCGCTTGTGAGTCGCCGCGCACATGATTTCGACAGACGCGAGCCGATTCGCTGTGTGCTCGGCAGCTTCCTCGACTTTCTGAAGTCGGTACGCGAACAGCCGCCAATTCAGCACGAGCGAGCCGAGCATGACGAGCACGTTCAGAGCCACACCGCCTATGACGATGCCCAGTATTCGTTCAGCTACAGCATCCATCATCGAGCATTGTTCCCTATGATTTGCAGTGCCCGAACGACAACCGCCGTTCGGCCTGCATCTACACCGACAACCGCAAACAGGAGCGGCGTGGTGAGCGTTTCGCTATGTCGTTTCGCGATCTGGATTCGGTCGTGGTTCGTCACTACGGTTCCAACCGGCAGTCTGATTTCGGCATCGGAGACGGCCACCTGGTTGCCATCCATGGTTTCTTTGGTGACCGTCATCCGAAGCCCTGCTGGGATAGGAGCGGAAGCAGACGTGCCGTCGGCGCCGGGATGGCCCCAGTCGCCTACAGCACGAGTCAGCACGATGGCTGTGTCGAGCATGGACAACTCGGCTACATCGCGCATGGTCGCTATGTTGGAAGCGCTCAGCATTAGCCCATCACGAGTTCGACCTGGAGCGTGTCTGTTCCCGTGCCGCTCAGGTCAATGGTTTTGTCGCCGGACGCGATGTCGGGAGTCGCATCATTGCCGTACAGCAAGACCTCTTGGCCAGGGGAAAGGGTGACGCTAAAATCAGCGCCGGACAGGTCGTATCCGTTGGACGCGCCGACGGCAATCGTGATCGGGTTACCGTTCGCGGCCTTGGCTTTGAAATATGCAACCTGAACCTTGAGCCCGGTGCCGTCGACGGCACCTGCATTCGAACCGGCCAGCGCCGTCAGGTCGATAGTCCCCGCTCCAGCCACGAGCGCCTTTTCGAACGCAGCGTGTTTCGTGACAGGCGGTGTGGTGCTCGATGTCAGCGTTGCCGCCTTGTTGAACTGGTCATGGGTTATCGTTGCCGCCGATCCCGTCGCCGTCACGGCCGGCGTCGATCCAACAGTCTCGGTTACGGTGACGGTTGCAGCATAGGCCACACTGATAGAGCCAGTGCTAGGCATCAGAATACCTCCTCGTGGTGTAACGGCCGTAACAGGTCCTGCGACAGAAACGGCCGATCCGGTTTAAGTTCGATTGATTTGATTCGGGATCTCGAGCGGTAATATGCAGCCTGTTTCTTGGCCTGCTCATAGAGTTGGCTGGCGGAAAACTGGCCACCGTCAGCACTGAAATCCATTTCGCCGACCAGCGCGGCGGCTTTCTCTTCCCAGATATCCGCCGCCGCCGCGTTCAGGTCGTACGTCTCAGTCCAGTCGTCTTCGTCGGGCTCGTACCCATCGCTATCGATGACGGCATGCTCTTCTATGTACTCGTTCAGCGATGTGTCGTCATAGGTGGCCGACAGAGGCTCGTTCACCATTCGGCGAAATTTCGCTAACGTTGTGCTGGATACGCTCAACTCGCGATTGTCCCAAAGGCTTTCCACGTGCCCGGCGTTCCGGCCGTCACGCAGACCCATCCCACCGGTTGTCCGGCGGTTGGTGTCGAATCGAATACGATGCAGCCGACACCCCACGTGCCCGAGGTCGGCGCGGCCGACCCCCAGTCAATGACGTAGAGGCTGTCCACTCGCACGTATTTGGCATCATAGCCGCGCTTGAAAACGTCGGTCTTCAGTTCGTCGGTGAAGTTCCCGAGATCAAGCGTCGCCAGCAACGTGCCTTCGTCGATGCCATGATACTGTGAGTACAGACCCGTGATCGGCTGCGTCTGCTCAAACTCGGCAGCCGTAATCGCGACGGGGCCGCCACCGCAAACAGCAGCGACAATCGCGAAGCCGGCCACCGTAGCCGCTACCAGTACCAGACCGATAGCTGCGGTGCGATGCTCGTCAATCCATCGTTCAAGAATGTTCATTTCGTATCCTCCTACGGCTTCAGAATCGCGAACGGATAGCGACCGTCGGGCGCGGAAATCTTGCCCGTCTTGATCCGGTTCGGCGGATTCGGCAATGCCCACCCGAGGCGCATGGTGGCTTTCAGCGCAATGCAGTCTTGCTGCGCCAGCGCCAGAACGACATTCTTCGAATCGTCTATGATGGTCGCTTCGGTGAGGCGCTCGATTTCGACCTCCTGACGCATGGACCAGACGAGCTGATTCCAGTCGCCCGTGATCATGAGAGCCGTGGTGGCATCGAGAGCACCGTTGACCGGGAACAGCATCGGCACTCCGTCGAATGAGTAGTTCGTTGGGCTTTGCGGATTCGCGGCCAAAATCGGAAGACCGTCCGTCGTGCGCAATGCGCGGACTTTGGATTTGAGCGCGAGCGCTCCAATCGATCCGCTCGGTGCGTAGCCATTTGCCTCGACTTTCGCAATGACGCCATCGACGCCCATGACAGCAGCGTAGATGTCCGAGGAATCCGACAGGTCCACGTACTGCGTGTTGGCGAGGCAAAACGGCTGGATACCAAGCGGCCAATCTGTCGGCGCCGATCCGGTGGCCTTGTGCAGCACGAGGTTATCGAATTTGAGCGCAAGCGCCTCGCTGATGCGCGGAAGATACTCCGACGCGAGGTCATAGTCGGAATCGCGCAGAACATCTTTCGGAATCGGAACGATGACGCCGAGTTTCGCTGCGTACAGCGTCACGTTGGCCCAGAACGCTTCCATGGTTTGAATGATCGCGCTGTCGCCACTGGCGGCCGTGGTAGCGCCAACAACATAGGCAGTGACCAATTCATCGAGCACGCGCAGTTGCTGTTCCTGTGCTCGCATGTTGCGCAAACGGCGACCAAGCCGCATCACGACAGATTCTGTGACGACGGCTTGGATAATCTCCTTCTGCACGTCTTGACTGATGGTCGCAGCGGCATTGGTTCGTTCGGTGAGATTGTCGTATCCCATTTGGGTTAGCCTCCTTGATTTCCAGTGCGTAACCAGTTGTTGAACTGGCTTCCAGATCCATCTGTAGGATTGCCAGCGCCAACGCCTGCGTTGGCAGACGTATGGCGTTTCGGCTCGAAGAGCTGGCCGAACTGCGTCTTGAACTTCTCGACATCCAGCGAACCGTCTCGTTTGAGACAGCCATTCGCTGAGGCGAGCGTCCAAGCAGCCTTGGCGTTGGGGTGGTACTCGGCTGGAAGGCTCTCGAAAAACGCAATGCGCTTCTCGGATTCGTGAAGCTTCTCCTCGATCTGCTTCGCCTGCTCAGACGCATCAAGGGTTGTCGACTCGCGAATAGCCTTGATCTCGTCACGCAGTCTCTTGTTGTCTTCCTTCTGCCGTTCGTGAGCTGATTTGAGCGCCGCCTCGTTTGTGCTGATGCGCGTCTGCACATCGGCTGGTTGCGCTTTCAACCAGTCACCATAGGACTGGGCTTCGCCCTCGTCCTTGGGGCTTCCGCCGTCGGCGGGTTTCCCTGTTTCGTCGGCCATACTGGCATCCTCCGTGATTTCAACTGTTTTGCGCGTGATGCGCGTTCGACGTTGGGATATCACGGAAAATGACGGAATGATAGATGTAGCAGAAATGGGCCATTTTGGGCGGGATTTTGCTAGATGTAGCAGGCCGGGCTAGTCTTTGTTTGCCAAAAGCGCTGTCGCTTTTGAGAGCAACTCGCGCACGTCGCGCACGATGGGGACGTGGTTGGCGGGAGCACGCAGCCAGTCGTTAGCGCGCTGAACGATGCTCGCTATCTCGCCCTGGTCAAATGCGCGGTCGCCCCCTACGCCGTCATAGGTCTCAAATGTCTTCCATTTATGCCCACACGTTTTGCTCGAGCACCGCCGCTCGCGAATGATGCATGGGTCCCCTTCGACGTCTCCCTTGGTTGTCCGCGTCACGTTGCTATCGTCATTGCCACACGCGGGGCATTTCATGAGCCGACCTCCTCTGTCGTGGACGTGCTTTTGTGGACGTACTCTCCGCATGCACAAGTTTTGGGAAGCACCTCTGGACGAACCCACAAATTGCCATATGCCCACTCGCCTTGTTTGAGCACCGCCGTTCGCGAATGATGCGAAATGGTACTTTTTGCGAGTTGTGGCGGATATCGATAGCATTCATGTTCAGGAAATTCCGCCTCGACAAAATACATGCACGTCTTGCACGTCCTGTTCTGACTCATCTGTCGTTCCCTCCGCTGCCTTCCAACTTTACGAACCTCAACCCATGATCACCGACATATGGGCTGTCATGGGCAATGCTACCATCAAATATCTTGCGCGGGATCGTCTTGTCTTCAAATGCATTGCACTTTTCGTTTCCGACATAATGTAAACAAAACAGACACTGACTGATACGTATGGATTTGTCGTCAAGCACGTCTATCATACCCGTTTCCTTGTGTACGTGAAGTTGCATTTTTCCGATAACTGATTCATCCTCCAGTGCGTCCATTTCGTGGCGACGGCTTGCGCTGGCCTGCCTTTTTTTATATCAGAACGAATTCCTTCTTCCATGTCTTTTTCTAATTTCTTCGATACGTCTAGCATGTTTTGTATCCAGCGCCCCCTTCGTTCTGGTGTGCTTGTTTCAGTCTTTGGGATTACTGCGCTATATTCATATCTGCTATCCCTCACTCGTATTTCTTTGAGTTCATTGCTGGCAGAAAACGCAAGATCCTTGGGTGAAAATGGGCCGCCGAGTATTTTCGTTCCATCTGGTAAAACCTGATCGGGATGGTTGTGTGTCAGAACGCCATTGCGCGCGGCGGCCAAGTCTTTCCCGCTAAAGTCTACCTTGTCCCTGTCGCCGCTCTGCTCAACCAACAACTCTCCGTCGCTTGTGTAAATTGCAGCACTCTCAATATCGTCATCAGAATGCTCGGCTTCCCATGTTTTTGCTTTTTCAGTACTGTCGGCTGTAGCGGCTGTAGCGGCTGTAGCTTCTTGTGGCTTAGTGGAATCTTCCCTACTAATACTCTTTGCTTCTTCATTCGCCGCCGCTATTGCGGCTGCTGTTCGTTCCGCGCGTTGCTTCGCGCGCGCGTCTGACTGTGGTGTTGCTATCTTCCTGTACCCGATGGTGCACCGGCAATTCGGCTGACCAGGGAACTTCTCTCCATCCTGAAATGCCGCATCTATTGGGATCCAGCCCTGGGCTTCGTTGGCGGCATGCTCCTCCCTAACGCGCCCGTCCCCCGCTGTCATCCAGCAATGTTCTTTCGCCCCATGCGCTTGTTCTTCTTCATATTCTGCTCCGCTGACCGCCTTCCGCTCTTCGGCCTGAGCGATTGTTTCTTTCCTGTCACGTAGGAGCTGCTGAAACTTTCGCTCCAACCGCGCGTTGTACGTCGCTTCGTCAATGTCGAGCGTGTCGAGGTAGTCCCGGTATTTCGTGTAGGATTTGGCGTGATTCTGGTCCAGCCCCTTGACCATGTCCAGCGAGCGGGCTATCTCGCGCGTCCCTTGCCCCTTGGCTATGCCATCAGCAATGACCGCACCCATTTTGTTGAGTTCGGCCCGTGTCATGTCTCGTGCCAGCCTGTCCGCCTGCTGGTTCGCAAGGTTGCGTGCACGATCCAAAGCCCGAGGCGATGGTGTACCAGTCATCGCCTTCCGCATTTGCTCGTACAGCGCGTCAGACTGCGCGAGCATCTGCCGAGTAATGACACCGCTCAGATAGTCAGCAAACGTCGCGTCACCGACCAATTCAGACAGTTTGGCATCCTTTAGCCAGCCGTTGATTTCGCTCGCATTAGGCGGCTTAGTTGCCATTGGCCCCCGCCTTCGCTTTCACAATGCGGTCTAGTGCGCCGCTCGATGACAGGTAGTCTGTAACCGCGCTGCCGAGCGCCTCCACTAGTTCCTGGACGCTCGGCTCGAGGTTTTTGGCCTGAGATGCGATCCGCGTCTCGCGTTCGTCTACGGGCAACGTGGACGGTATGCCTGGGTTGTTCTGATTCGCTTTGTCTATCTCCATTTTGTCCAGTTCGTCTTCTGTCCAACCTTCATTGCGAAGCTGTGTGCGGAGCGGCATACCAGCATCTACGTTCGTTTTGCGGATCGTCGACTCCATCATGGGCTGCACCGTGCGGTGATCGACGAATACTGGTTTGACAGTTTTCACGTCACCCTTGCCATCGAGTTTGAGCAGGAACCGGCCCAGCCTGTCCCAAGCGGCCGAGAATCGCTTGATGTAGCGGTCGATGCGTTTGTTGAGCGGCGATTCCATGGCTATCAACGCCTCACCGCTGGGTACACCAGTCTGTGCCCAGAAATAGTGTTTGGGCGTACGGCTAATGACTGCCATGGCCTGCGCCAAGTTGTCGATGACGCCGACGAAGTTCTGTAGGTCAGCAGCCTCGAACGTGCCAACGCTCACGGGTTGCGTGTCTTTGTCGGCGGGGGGAATAGCCAGCGTTCGTCCAGGACCGTAGGGCAATTGACCGTCTCCGTCGACATTGGCAATCATCCAGCGTTGCGGGTACGCGCCGAACTCACTGCACACCATCATGTCTGCCAGCGTCTTGTTGACAGTATCTTGCAGCGAGATGGCGTTCTGCAAACACGACACAATGCGACGGTCGGCCTTGAAATGGAACACCGGGATCTGGCCAAACGGATTCTCTGCTACGCCATCCGCCTCATCATCCGTGAACCGTTCCCAGTCGCCCATACCAAAAGTGGCTGATTGGTTAGCGGCCTGTTTCGTGCTGCACCAGTATTCGATTTTGTCGGGGTAGTAGAGCGTGAGGCGGCGACGCTTATCATCGGAGACCCACCACTTACCCGCGACCCTCATCACGTCGGGCCTGTCAGGCTCGTAAATCGCGCACATGTTTCGTGCGTCGTTGTAGTACGCCTCTATCGTGCCGTCGTCTCGTTTCCACGCGACGACGAACGCCTCGCCCGTGAGTATTGCGTCCAGGTGGATCGCGTCCTGGTCTAGATCGAGTGCCGTTTCTGCCAGAATCTCTGACAGGCGCCCTGTCCCTGCCTGATCGTCTGGCACGTCCATTCGCTCGAGTGCGATTCGATCAAGCGGAGCATCAACGATGACAGAGCACCAATTCTCACACGCCACAAGGTTTTCGTTGCGGAAGATTTCTTGCAGTTTCTCGTTTGTCCATTTCAACCGATGATGCCCATCGTAGTATCGCCAGAGCTCGTCGTATCTGAATTGCTTGGCAACAAGTGTTTCGTAGACCAGCTTGAGGTCTTTCATCTCGTCAGTGACGTCCATTTTGCTCATCGAAGCATAACCTTCCCTGGTTTTTTGGACATGGTCTTGATGTGGCTCTGGAATGCGTATCGGATAGCGTCCATGGCGTGATTGTCGAAATCGACAGGTTCATCGAGCAGCTTGCCGTCTTTGTCCTCAGCCCACTTGTACGTGGCAAGTTCGCGGTTCAACATTTCGTTCGATTCCTGCGTGTAGATTTCGAGCGATTTGACGAGCGAGATTCCTGCATGCACCGATCCTTGGCCTTTCTTGGATGGCAAGCAACGGAACCCAGCACGGCGGATTTCCTCGATCCGGTCAGGCTCAGCAGCATCGGCGTAAATGAACGCCCGTGTAGGCACGTTGAGCTGTTTCATGCGGGCTATCAGGTCGGCCGTAGTCAAGCCGGATTCGTACACGAGTTCTGTGAGGTAGTATTTGCTGTCACGGGCATCGACACGATAGAGCGCCATCGGATCATTGAAACCGAAGTCGAGGCCGAAGAACGTGTCTTGCGGTTCTTTCGGCGGCGCGGCATACGGCCACGGCTTGTAGATGAGTCCCTTGAACACGCCCCATTCGCCACACGCGTACACGCGCCAGAACGTTTCATCACGGTCTCTGATGGACTCCAGACCCGCGCAATACCGCGCATCGAGAAACCGATTGTCGCGGTACGTCGTACGCAGGCAGGTCGCGTCAGGGTCGGCCTTGTCGAAGAAGCGGCCCTTCAGCCAGTGGGTGATCGAGATAGGATTGAACGTCAGCATGATCTGGTCTGCGTAGTTGCGGACGCGCAAATTGACTTGCTCGAGGTCGCCTGGAGACATGGCCGTCGCCTCTTCTAACCACGCGCCTGTGATGCCCTCGATGGATTTGATCTTCTCGGGGTCATCGAGACCCGCACACCGGAACACATTGCCGTTCGGCGCGTAGGTCCACGTCAGCTCGGATAGGTTCGGTTCCCAGAGTCGGCGCACTCCGAGCACATTGATCGACCGTTCGAACTGAGCGAATACCGACACCTTGCAGTTACGGTGAACTTTGCGGAATGCGACGATATGCTGGTCGGGCTTGAGCATCATGCGCACACAAATGGCCGTTGCCGCGAAATAGGATTTGCCAGACCCTGTGCCACCCATCAGCACTAGAAACCGTGATTTGCAGCCGTAGAGCGGATAGAAAATGTCGTTCGTGATTGCGGGCAGATTGGATAGGTCTATGGTTGCCGCCTTCACGTTTGCTGTGTTCCGGGGAAGTTGTCAGGAAGAACAATTTGAAACATCATGCTGTCAAGTCCCGAGTGCTCGAGTTTCTGCGCTGGCAATCCGAGCGTGTAATCAGCGACGAATTTTCGGGCTTGCGAATCGCCGCGCTTTGCGTCGGTTACGGCTCGTTGAAAAATCTCGACAAGGTCTTTGACTGAGACCGCTTTTTTGACTGCATCGAGATAGCGCCGCTCCAATTCGCGCGGCTTGCGTCCGCCCTCTTTGTTGCCCCTTACGAACTGGCCTTTTTTGTTTCGCGTGTCCATCCGTCTATTCTCCGGCTATTCGGCCTCAGGCAGTGCCCGCAGTTGCTCGCGTAGTTCCTGCGATATACCGCGGGCTTGGTTTCGATGCGCTTCCCATCGTTGCCGGGCCGGTAGTTGCTCGCGCCAGTTAGGTTCGACATCGGCATCAGCGTCTGCCGCTGCGGTGAGTTCCCGGCCGCTCTGCCCGTCCTGTTGAAACGTCGTCACGGCCCGGTAGACAACCTGCCACTCATAGTAGCCGCCGAGCGGTGCATCCTCACGTAGCCGGATGACGAGCCTGTCGCCAATAACCTGCACATCCTGTGGGCTGTGGCGTATCTCATCGGCCATGAGCAGATCTGCCGATGACAGGCTGCTGTAATCCGCGCGCTGGACGGCCTGGGCTGGTCTGAGGGCTACGAACACGAGCAAGGCAAGGGTTACACCCCAGGGGGCAAGGCTGGCGATTGTAGAGCGTTTCATTTGGTTTCTCCAGCGTCCGCGTCTTCAGGGGTGAAAATCCATAGCTTTCCCTCATCATCCCATTCCTCGTGGTACCCTTCATGGCTTGGTGCGACATCTAGGTTTGCGATATCAAGTTCTTCATCGGCTTTCTTAACCATAACGTGCAGCGTGATGGTCCCTGTGCGTTCGATGGTCAGCGCGTCGCTGTCGGCAGAGATCGTGATGTTGAGCACTGCATTGTGGTGCCTGAGATACGCGGCTTTTGCGGCGAGCAACAACACGGCCGAAACTAACGCAACCAATGCTACAAGGGTGATCCAGAATTTCATATCATCTCTCCGCTTTCAAACAGACAAGGCGAACCTTTCGAGTAACCGAGAGGTCCGCCTTTGTCTTGAATGTGAGATTATCACAGATCGAGATCTTTCGCAACTAGCAGCAGTCCCCTCTGTTTACTACAGGCTTTCACCATCAACCCTTACGGACCCGGATGGACAAAAATACGCGCACGCCAGCTTTGTCGCTTTTCGTTCGAGTTCCGCGATGTGCTCATGGTTATCGAAGTCAAACGAGTCAACTTCGAATTCTTTCAGTATTTCTTCCGCGTCCCCGGTATGGTTACACGTTCCGATCAGTTGTACTTTCACTTGTCATCTCCTTCCAGTGCCTTCTTGATGTCGCTTTCGTTCCACGCCTCCTCCGCGAGGTCGTGGTTCCAGTCGGCCTTAGTTACGAGTGCGTAGACGTATGCCCGTTTGGCTGCGGCCCGCGCCGCGTCGCGTTCTTTCGTTAGCCGCTCAACGCTGTCTTCCAGCGCCGTTAATTGGTTCCTTGCTGCCCTCACGCGCTCATCCAGGATTGGTTTTGGTATGTGCGTTGAGATCCCGTTCCTATCGTTGTGGTGCCACTGAATGGCGATGGTATCGGCAAACGCATCGCGTTCGGCCACCAGCCCCAGAAGCCTTCTGTGTGTGCTTTTCCACGGCTCGCAACACACACCAACAAAGGGCATTCCATCGAGGATGTCATTGATCCATTTACACACAGTGTCTGCCTTTGCATTCCACTCCCGCCAATAGCCGGGGGAATCCGCGTCGAGCAGCTTTGCCTCTCCGGGGAACTGGATGCTGTGTTCCTTGGTCAGCCGCGCCGCCTCCTGCATGTTGGCGATCACCTGTGGTGCGTAGGCAAGAGCGTCGTCTGCGTGTGTACTGTGCGTCTCGCTAATGGCCTCTGTGGTGTCGGGTCGTGCTTCTTCTCTCGCATCCACATCTTGCGCAGCTTCTTTAAGCCGTGCTACCGACTGCATGATGGCATTTGCCTGTGGCGCGTAGAGTTTCAGTTCGAGTTCCTCAATGCGAGCGGTCTGCTTCTCGCTCTCTGCACACAAGTCGAGAAAAGCGCGACAGATATCTCGATAGTGATTCATCGCGTGTGTGAGAAACTTGCCAGTCTTTATACCGGTTGTGTTGAAGGCTATTTCGCCAAAATGTGACTTTGCGATATACTGATTCAAACCCGTCAGCACCCACTTATCTTGTGGCACTCCATCAACGATGTCGAGTGCTCGGCGTGCGTGTTCTGCCATGTCGTTCATTCCGCGACCTCCCAGTCAGTGGCCTCGGCATCTTGCCAATAGAGGATGGCAGGCGAGCCATCACGCACAAGCCTAAGCATACCGCCGTGCGAACGGAAGTACCACCCCATAGCGGGTGGCCATACTTTCCTCCGTATCCTCTTGCGGCCTAGAGCCTGACGGATGGCCCAGGCTAAGTCGAGGACCTCTTCGGACGGCGACTTAGGCTTGATAACGGAGACCTCCTTCTCAAGCTCTGCAATGCGCTTTCGGCTTGCATCATTGTGGCTCCACAATGCGTTGACTACCTCGCGCTGCTTGACGCATTGCGTATAGTCGATGATCCGTCGCGCATTTTCGTAGGAAAATACCTGTGGCATCATCGCTCGCAGAATCTCCGCGTGGTTCTCGCCGTCTGCGACGGCTTCCTCGCGCGTGTTGCGCCGTGGCCCCTCCATGCCGTTGTGGTTTGAAACGAATCGGTAAAACTCAGCGGTAGGGCCGAGCACCCAGTCGTGTGAGGTTTCAATCCTGTAGTACTCCATCTTCATCCTCCTTTCAATCTGTGTTTTAGCTGTATCTCTTCTCTCCTACTCCGCGTATCACCCAGAGCCACGGGTTGCTAGCACAAGGGTAGCGCGGATATTGCTCCGGCCAGAAATTCGTCGATCTTAGCCATGCGAAGCGATCGTCTCCGGTTGTGCCCCACGCCCTCTTCGCCTCGATGCACTCGATACGGAACTGGTAGCGAGCCAATGCTGCGGGCATCGTGGCCGGAGATCGCAAGTTCTCTCTTGGATAGATGTCGTATCCCTGTTCGATTAGCCGTTCTTCCGACATGATCGCCAAAGACTTCTTAAAGAATCCTTTGAATGACTTTTCGGATACGGTAGCTGTCGTTCTTCCACAATCTGAGAAAAAAACCTCGACTTTGTGTAATTTTGCGCTGCCCCAAAAGATCTCCCACGGCTCCCGCACCGCGAGCACGTCGCCGGGCTGGCCGTAGGAACAAGCACAATGCCCGACATACTTCCTGTGGGAATGCGGCCCTCTTGGAAAGGTAAATAGCTCAAAGTCGTTTGGGCGAAATGGGTGTGGGTATAAGTGCGTTGCCTGTCGCTCTTGCGCTTCAACGCACGGTCTGAGTAGTGTTACTCGCCCTGGCAGCAAAGCCACCTCGTGCTCGTGCAGCGTGATGCAGGTTCTCATCGCTCACCTCCCGGCGCGTCGGGCGGCACGTTGATCTGAAATACCCCGAGCTGGCCGCGTACAGGAAACGGATGCGCAAACGGTTTTGCGTCAGCGAGGCGAATGTGATACTGGCCCTCGCACTCCCACCGGTTTCCCGTGTCCAACTTGTCGCAGTTGGTAACGGTCACGATGCCAAGCGCATAGCCGGGATGCACGAAGTCCTTTATCTTCTCTGGCAGGTTGAGGTAGAGATCAGCAAAGCCCCATTCACGCTTGTATTCCCACTCGTCTTGGTCCCATCCAGTCTCGATGCGCTTGCTCGCGCAGATGACGAGCGGCCCGCGATATCCGCAGTACCATGTGCGGTTCTCGACGTTCTTACCGGCGTGGATGATTAGGCTTGCCCAGGGTTCCATCACACTCAGTGCGTTCATGTTAATTCTCCATCGATGCAATAACCATCATTTCCGCCGCATTTCGTTTTGCACAAAGTCTTTGGCCTAATCATCATGCTGAAGCGCTTTTCTTTTTGCCGAAAAATACACCAGCATGCCTCACGCAGCATAACGTCCTTGGCCTCATATTCTATAGTTTTCCCACCCCCGTGCTCTGAGAGTAATACACTCATCCGCCGCGTTTTGCTCACTATGTGATCACATCCGTCGCAATAACGAAGCTGCTGTACGCTCGTTATCCGCAGGAACTCTGGGCCAGACGCCAACTTTGTAATAAGTGTTCATCTGTACCATAACGGGACGTATTGCACGCCTTGATGTAGTAGACGCCGCCGACGTAGCTGACGCCGCTTTTGCGCAGCATGATTTGCACGTTCATTTCGGTTCCTCGCGCCACTCGCGGCCGTCAAGGATGTGGCCGGACCGCTTTTTGCCCAACCGCACCCACGAACCCAAGTCACCAGATTCTCCATTCCCCGCAAGGCAGGTTCGGTATACAGATGCAATTGTTTGCTGTTCTCCTGTTGCAAACTCAAACGGCAACCACTCACCCCATCCCTTGAACCAGAACGGTACGCCAGCATCCACGCACTGGTCACGTACACCGCGAACCCAATCAGGGCGCATAGGCCGTGCGCCTGGGCCGTTTTCACCGCCAAGGACTACGCGATCAAGATGCTCTATACCCCTGATGTTCATCGGCCCCAGCATCGGCTCAATACTCACCCCGCGCACAGCGGCCGGCGTGTCGAGCAGCACGGGTATTGCAGCGTCGGCAGACGCCTGGTCCCAGATGGATACGAGGAGTTGTACGTTTGGGATCAATGCGGGCCACGTATATCCCAGTGGACGCATTGCTCGACGCAAATACTCTCGCGCTAATTCAATCCGCTTTGTCAACACGATGAACGTGTGCTGCGGACAGATCGCCATGGTTGCGAAAATCTTGTCGCGCCACGCGTCAGGTGTGTTCTCGTGGAACAGGTCCGTCATGGAACCCATGAAGACCCGTTTCGGCTTACGCGTCTTGATGAGCTTATCGAGCACGCCTGGAACGAACGCTGTACGGCCCGTCCAGAAACCATCATTGTCAACTCCGTCCGCATACCCGCGCGTACCAATTGCCCGTAGCCGTCGCGCCATGCGTTCGGCGTAGCAGTGGGCGCACGCCAGGCCACATTTTGTGCAGCCGACGATTGGGTTGATCGTTGAATCACACCAGCCGATTGCGTTGCTCATGACTTCCACTCCCCCGTGTGTGAGT